ATGGTTGGATTCTCACCTGCCGAGGCTTTGGCAGCGATGGGCGTACAGGACATCGACCACACCGGAGTCCCAAGCGTCCAGCTACAAGGATTGCAAAACCTAAACCCAACTGATCCAGAGCAGGCTTACGAGGTCTAAATGGCAATCAGTTCTAGCGTTTACGAAGTAACCGATACACCGGTCCAAATAGTCGCTGCCGATTTTGATTCACAAAAGGTATGGATTCAGAACGTCGAGCCACTATCTGAAACCGACGAGTACGCTCGCGCAGGATTCCTATACGGCATCGGACGAAAGTTTGCGGTTGCGTCAGCTGGCACGGTGAACTTCGCAATCACTACCGGCTCGGCAGGATTGCAGATTGAGTCCTACGAGATTCTTAGCGACGCCGAGAACGTCACCGCAACTCTGATCGAGGGCGCGACCGTGACGACTTCGGGTGCAGCCATCCCGACCTACAACCTAAACCGCAACACTGGAGACAACGCAACCTCAACCCTTAGCAGCGCATCTACCGTCACCGGTGGAAGCGTGATTGCAACCGAATACCTAACGGCAGACAAGCACGCCGCAGGCGGAGGCATGGGAAGCAGCAAGATTTACACACTGCTACCTAACGATGACTACGTGTTTCGATTCGTAAACAACGGCAACCAGACTACAAACGTATTCCTGAACCTAACCTTCTCCGAGAAGTACAACGGACTAAACCAAGTTTGGCTAGGTAGCTCCGCAGGCTCAGCCGTAACCTTGCGCGGTCACGAGATGATCCAGCTCGACTTGCGTGGCGGTGAGTCACTAACAGCCGTGAGCGATGGCGGACCAAACACCGTCGTAGTTTTGAGGCAGGAATAATGCCGTATTACATTACCGACACAAATCCCGACTGCGCAGGTTGGGCAGTGGAAAAAGAAGATGGCGAAGTCATCGGCTGCCACGATACCAAGCAAAGCGCCGTCGATCAGATGGTTGCCGTTTCTATTGCTGAGGACATGGAGCCTGGCGGAGAGCGCAACATCGAGGAAGCCGAAGTAAGGCAAGTAAACCTAGAGCCACCTGCTTACTTTAGAGCTTCAGCACGTCGAGGTTTGAGATGGGTAGAGGAAGGCTATGCCGGGGACGGACTGCTGCCTAAGACTATTCGCGAAGCAAGGGCAATGGCCGAGGGAAATGTCACCGCTGACAAGTGGGTAAGACTACGCGCATTCCTAGCTCGACACATGGTTGATTTTGACGCACCGGCCGCCAAGCAAGATTCCGACGATTACCCAAGTCCAGGTGTAGTTGCGGTTGCACTTTGGGGAGGTGGCGGAACAAGACGCTCTGCCCAGCGTGCATTAGCCTATGCTGAAGGCGTAGTTGCTAGACTGGAAGCAGAAAACGAAGGCCGCACGAAAGGCGAATCCTTGAGCAAGTTAGAAACACGCGAGTTCGAGCACGGCATCGAGCTACGCGAAGAAGGCGATTCGATGACGCTAAGCGGGTACGCAGCGTTGTTCAACTCACGTTCGGAGAACCTCGGAGGATTTACCGAGCAGATTGCGCCAGGCGCTTTCACTCGATCCCTGAAGTCACGCAACGACATCAAGCTTCTATGGAATCACGACACCGGAGCAGTTATGGGTTCGACCCGTGCTGGCACTCTGACACTTAGCGAGGACGAGCGCGGACTCAAGGTAGAGGCAAACTTGCCTAACACTACTCACGGTCGCGACGCACGCGAACTAATCAAGCGCGGAGACGTTTCAGGATTTAGCTTTGGCTTCACTATCCCAGGTCGCGGAGGTGACGAATGGAACAGCGAGGGCACGGAGCGCACTCTGAAATCAGTCAGACTGCACGAAGTTTCTTTGGTTGCATTTCCGGCCTATCCTGCAACAAACGGAACCGCGCAGGTCAGAGGTCTTGACAAGCTTGCCAAGCGAGCCGACGTGGATGCCGATGCGCTAGCGGACGCACTAATGAAACTAGAGCAAGGCGAGGAAATCACCAGCGACGACCGTAACCTGCTTACTAAGGTGATCGACTCAGTTAGTCCAATGCCAGAAGCCGAGGAAGTCCCAGCGGACGACCCAGGTCTAGCATTGCTGGCACTCAAGAAAAAGAAACTCGAACTACTACAGAAGGTTCTCTAATGGCTACGTTTGAACAAATCAAAGCGACAATCCTTGATGTAGCAGGAAACCCTACTAGCGGCCCTATAGCGGACATGGCCGATAGCTGGGCTGCTGCAATTGTCTCAATTGACTCACCTACCCCTTACAAGCTGGAAGCCAAAGACGGCGACGGCGACGGGTTGGTTCAGGACGGCACGCCATTCGAGCGGCCTGCGAAAAAAGAAACGCGAGTAACCAAGCCAGCTGAAACACGCTAAGCCCCCTTGTAGCGTTGCTGCCAAGCTGCGTTTCTTCCCTCCGGTTTATTCTTGGGCCGGAGGGTTTCTTTTGTCTAGTGCCCCTAGATAAATTTTGTCTAGTACCCCTTGATGTAGAATAGTGATAACGGAAGTGAGTTAGCTCTGCCGTGTTTGTTGAGCGTTAGCGCCACATTACGAATAACTAACTAATAGGAGAAAACATTGTCTGAGTTCATCAAGACCCAGCAGGAACTCCGCGCAAACCTGTACGAGCAGATGAAGGACGTTAT